CGCCCTGGGGGGGGGGTGGGGTACGGGTGGGGTACGCGCGGGTAGCCCTAGTGAAAGCCCCGGTTTAAACGGCTTTTAGTTTAAACGCCTTGAGGTGCGAGTCCAATTCACGCTTCAATTGCTCGGGGTCTATTTGCTCCACCTTTGCTTCGCTCTTATCCACGAACATGCCAATCGCTTTGCCCATCAATTCCAGTGCCTTTAAACGGTCACTGGTACGCACATTGGCATCTGATGCATGGGTATGCAATTGCTCCAATACATGGCGTCTGGTGGCGATTGCGTCATCAATTACGTTCTGTTTTATGGACTCCCAGACAGGCTCCATGAGTCCTGTTATCCGTGAGTCCTTCATGAGCTTGTTCGCACTAGCCATCACCGTCGCTTCGCTTGTATCTGTGCGTACTGCATAGGCTTTGCGATATGAATCTCTTGGACTATTGCCTTGGGCAACAAGGGACGCAAACTGCCGCATCTTGGGTGTAATCCTTGGTACATCCGTCTTCACTCCCCATGCCTTTCCGTCTACTCTCTTTCTCTCTTTTGTGCCTTCTATCATCTCTAGCACCTCTCTACGGATGCCGGGGCCTGCAACGTTCGTGCTTGATGCGGGGTCCTCACTCACGCTATCGCTCTGCTGGCCCTCTTCGCCCTCGTCATCCCAATCATCCCTGCTCATTGCATCAACCCCTCATTCGTTACTTGGTACGCGCTCGTACCGTTTAAACCTGTTCGCATTCTACCCTTTGTGGATAACTTGTGAATAGCCTGTGGACAACTTCTAATAACGTTATCCACAGCTTATCCACACTGTACGGATATACAGTTCTCTCGATGCTCTGTAACCCGCATGGTTGAGCCAAAACCCTCCAGAATCGACGAACGTGATAGCACTGGTACTCAGCCCTGCACTAGCGTTTAAATCGCTCTGAGGCCGTTTAAAGGGGGGTTTTGAGGCATATGGGTATCCATACAGTTGTGGATAACTCGCCCAGAACAATGGTGTCCAGATTCTGGATGCCATCTAAAAAGAAATCAGGCGCGCGTCACGCATACGCGCACATACGTACGCGCACACACACACGCATGCACGCATGCAGGGCACCCTGCGTCAATGTGTCGCACCCTTGCACTTGCACTTGTTTAAACAGTAGTGCTACTATGCAGTCTCTCGGTTGTGTTGTTGATGACCGAGACAGGCCAAGGTTAGTAGGCTCTGCTCCCCGGATGGGGACCAAGCACCCGAACGAGATAAACGCCTGACCGCTTTGACCCACTCAGTGACAGGAGTGGCGAGTGCCGAGTCCCCCGCGAGGGGCAAGCCAGCCGGGGCATCAACCCCCATGCGACAGGCGTCCACCTACTTACATAGGACGCCAACTGCAACGGCTGAGAAGAGATTTCATCTGACTGCTCATTGGCAACAGTGAGCGGCAGGATGCAATCACTAACTGGAGGAAACCATGTACGAAGCAATTGTCGCCAGCGACCTGTATCACGCTGGCAATCAGGATGACGGTCAGCCATTCATTGCCGAGGTTTATTACGTTGTCGTTGAGAACGGTCGCGGTCGCCGCTTCGCTCACAACGCACGGTTCAAGGGCACCGCACCGAGGTTCTGCGATGAGACGGGCGAAGGCCCGTTCTTTCCTGACCTGCGCGGAGAGGCATTCGACAAGGCCGCCACGCTTGGCAATCGCGTTGCCGCCGCGCTTAGGGCGGGTCGCAAGCTTGACCCATTTCAATGGACCGAGATTGACCCCGCATATGCATCGGAGGAATACCAATCACAAGGCACTGAGGGCAAGCGCAAGTTTGCAGAGATGGATAGAGGGTATTGAGTCCTGCCAGCCTCATGCATCGCGAGCGGTGCATGGGGATGACGATTCACCACTGGAGATTGATATGAAAAAAGCACGTTCACTGGTGCCGCAGATTGCGGCCAGCTTCGCCACGCTAATGCATGACCTGTATCAGCAGGGCAATCTGGCTGAGGCGCGGCGGGTACGTAAGGATGGCATCTATCACCTGATGCTGGCCGACTTGTCGATGAGCGAGGCCACTGCGTCTCGCATCCTGTCCGATTCATTCCGCACCTTGATGGAGGTTTAAATGCTTAGAGATGCACTGAGGATGGCGTTCGCCGTCCTGACCGTTGTCCTGCTTGGCGCTTGGTTAGGCCTTGCATTGTTTTCTTGGGCGTCCGGTTGCGGTGAGCACTGGACCGATTCAAACGGCACCGTTCACGTTGAACGTTGCACTTCAATTTATTCGGGGAGATAAACATGACACGCGAAGAATGGCTGGTTGCGCTGACCGGGGAGTTGCGCCCCCTGTTCACTCAGGCAGGTTTCCCCCTGCCTGACAAGATTCGGGTGACTTGCGGGTTTCCCTCGTCGAAGGCTCGGAGTTTAAACAAGGCGATTGGCGAGCACTGGTCGAGTGCCGCCTCTGATGACGGGCATGACGAGATTCTCATCAGCCCCGTTATTTCAGACCCTGTCGAGTGCGCGGCGGTGCTGGTGCATGAGCTTTGCCATGCCGCCACGCCGGGGGCTGGACACAAGGGCGACTTCGTTCGCGCTATCCGCTCTCTCTGGTTGGAAGGCAAGGCCACTGCTACGGTCGCTGGTCAAGCGTTCCGCGATAACGTTGGTGCCCTCATCGAGGGATGCGGCGACTACCCGCATGCCACGCTGAACGTTGGCCGCGTCCGCAAGGTCCAGTCGACCCGCCTCATCAAGGCATGGTGCCCCACTTGCGGGTACACCGTGCGCCTCACTGAAAAATGGGCAAGCACTGGACTCCCTGAGTGTCCGAATGACGGCACAACGTTTACACGATAAAGACACTAGCCCCTCAGGGGCATAACACACTGGAGTAATGACATGACACTTCCCGAAATTCTCGCTCGCATCCCATTGAGCAAACTCAATGCCGCCATCCTTAAGTGCGGCGGCACTCCTTCCACCAACAAGGGGGAGGCAATCACTACAGTCGACATGCTAATCGGGCGCGGTTACATCAGCTTGCAGGAGGTCGAAGCAGGGGTTGTCGCGGTTGCCGCCCCGCCCGTTGCGTTCGATGCGTCAGGCATCCTGCGGACTGTGGATGACCTCCACGCCACGACTGCGGCGCTTGCCGCTACCGTGACTCGGCAAGAGGCCGAGGTGGAGCGCAAGATTGCCGAGGTTCGCGCCGCCGTGCCCAAGGTCGACTCGACTGCGGTCGCTGGCGAGGTGTCCCGCGCCGTCTCTGAGGCGTTCGCGGCGTTTAAATCGGTCACCGCACCCGCAGTGGTGCGTCAGGTTGCCGATAGCATCCTGCCCGTGCGGCAAGTAAAGACCGCCGGCGAACTGTTCCCGATAACCGCCTACGGTGCGACGCAGGGGGGCGTTGGGGCGTTCGTTGACTTCTCAAACCTTGCGGTCGAGTTCTGGGGCGATGCCGATGCCCCGGCGGTGCTCGACGATTACGTGTTCGACCCCGAGAACCTGCATCAGGCTCTCATCGCCTTGTCGAATCCGTTGCCCCACAATTGCTGGCTCGCTGGCGAGAGAGGGACTGGCAAGACCGAGTTCGTTAAGCAGATTGCCGCGCGGCTCGGTCGCAAGCTGTTTCGCATCAACTTCGACGAGTCCGCCGAGCGTGCCGAGTTCATTGGCGGCAACACCATTGTGAATGGCACCGTAGTGTGGACGCCGGGGTCAATCGTCAAGGCAATCACCTACCCCGGTGCGATTGTCCTGCTCGATGAAATCGGGTTTGCACGGGCGCAGTCAATCGCGACCTTGCATGCGCTTTGCGAGCGCACTCGTGACCGTGCGATTGTTATCTCGGAGACTGGCGAGCGCATCCCGGTCGCCCCGCATGTTGCGTTCATGGTTGCCGATAACTCAAACGGGCACGGCGACAACGGCAACTTTGCCGGGGTGCGTCAGCAATCAACGGCATTCATCGATAGGTTCTCGTTCACCTTGAACTTTGAGTACTTGCCGGCGAATGAAGAGGCCGCGCTGATTGCTTCGCGGTCGGGCCTGAGCGATACCGCCTCTCGCATGCTCGTTGACCTAGTCAACGTGGCACGGGAGAAGGCTCGCATGGGGTTGCTGGTGCAGGCCCCAAGCCTTCGCCAGTTGTTCGCATGGGCGGATGCAACACAAGCCGGACTGCCGGTCGCGACGGGGTTCAAAAACGCCGTCATCAACAAGTTTCCCGCCGAGACGGCGGTGGAATTGCTCGGTATCTACACCGCGACCATCAACGAGGTCGCGTTTAAACAAGCACTGGAGGGTTAATCATGTTGGGTTCAGACTTCAAACGCGGCGTTACCACTACGCTGGAGCGCGTGTTCAATGCGTCCAACTGGACGTTCAGCGAACTCACGTTCCAGTGGTGCGGCAAGGGCGCATCGATTTACTTCAACGAGGTTGGTCCGCGCACGTTGTTGGCGCGGTTCACCTTCCCCAACATCGATGACAACAAGGTCATCCCCACAAAGACCCTGCCCAAGTTTATCGGCATAGCCTTGCATGAACTCGGGCATGCATGGTTCACCGATAACACCCCTTGGGATAAGCACAAGGTCAACCCAACCCTGTGCCGGCTCATCAATGGGCTTGAGGACCCGCGCATCGAGCGCATGGTCATCGAGTCGGGTATTGCGGCCAATGCCGCCCCCCTGTTTGAGAACCTCATCAACGAGATGATGGGGGGCACCTACTGCAAGCCGAATGATTTTCAGAACATCGCGTTCCAGCTTGCGGTCGAAGGTCGACGCATGAACGGGTATCGCATTGCGTTACCCCCGGTGTACACCAAGTCGCGCTATCGGGTGCCCATTCAGTGGGCACTGGAAGAGGCTCACAAGGCGCAGTCCACCGCTGAGATTGTGGCGATTGCGGTCGAACTGCTTGCGCGTTTAAACGCACTCAAGCCTCCAAGCAATCAATCCCCGGACGGACCCGGACCTAAGCCCGGACCTAAGCCCGGACCCGGAGATGACCCATCAGACGGGCCATCAGACGGCCCCGGAGATGAAGGCGAGGATGAAGGTGAAGGTGAAAAACCCGCTGACGGCCCTGCTAAGGGCGATGAAGAGGGCGATAAGCCGGGGCAGGGCAAGGGGGGCGAGCGTCCCATCGAGCCTGACCTAGCTGATGAACTGAAAGAACACCGGTGTACGGCGGACGATTTCACGGCTCGTCCAACGTGGAAAACACCAACAATCTATAACTTCAATTGGGAGTAGTGACAATGAGCAAGCACAAGTACGAAAGGGTTTACTCGGGCATCCTGCGCTCGCCTATCCACGGCATCGCCGCTACACGGGCGAAGCTTCTTCAGGTCCTGCGGTCGATGGACTTCGTTGGCTGGTCTTCGCATGAGGAGTCCGGGCGGCTGGACCGTCGCGCCTTCACGCGGTATGCCACGGGTCAGGCCAATATCTTCTCTCGCCGGGAGATGACCGAGGCCGATACCGCCGCCGTGTCGGTGCTCGTTGATTGCTCGTCATCGATGCGCGGCGCTGAGATTCGCACCGCCCAAGCAATCGCGATTCAGTTGTCGGCAATCCTCGCGAAGTCCAACGCCTCGTTTGAGGTGACTGGTTTTCACGGGGGGTCATACGACAACGGCATCAGTTCGACTGAGGTTGTCGAGTTCATCCCGTTTAAACAGTGGGGAGAGTCGCTCCACCGGGCGACGGCCAAGCTTGGAAAGATGGACGAGTTGGCATCGGGCGGCACGCCTGATTACTCCGCGATTTATATCAAGCTTGAAGAGTTGTCGCGGCGCACTGAGTCCCGCAAGGTTTTCTTCTTGCTGACTGATGCGGAGTGCTACATCTCGCGCCACATGAAATATTTGCAGGATTTTGCCGACAAACGCGGCATCAGGATTGCGGCGATTGGCATCGGTGACACACAGGTTGGCGAGTGCTTCCGTAACGCTGAGAATGTAAAGAGTGTCGGTGATATCGCGACAAAGTCATTCGGCAATCTTCTCAAGACCGTTGCTTAACACCGGGGGGCTTGCCCCCCCCATCATTGGAGCTTGTATGGCAGACAAAAATAAAGTGGTAAACCTTGCCAATTCAATTGGCTACGTTATATCTGATGAGTACATTGAAGATGTCATCCCGGCATTGACAATGGTTTTAAGTCATGTTTTATCTACAATTGATATGCCAATTGAAAAGGCGCTTGAATACATAGAACAGACGCTTCGCATTCCATACAAACCAAAACAGTGAGGATTTTCATGGGCGATAAATCATTAGAGCTTGCCAATGAGATTGGCCTTTTGTTATCAGGGCATGACCTTGATGATGTAATGCCAGCATTGGCAATGATATTGGCGCATGCGGCGTCAATGACCGACATCTCAAAGGATGAGATTGTAAAGTTTATTGATAAGGCAATTCGCATTGAATGCGATGAACATACGAGGCACTAATGTACGAATTCTGGATTAACGCTGATGGCAAACTTCTTTTATGGGAGAACTTAACTTTGCAAGAGGCTGAAACATTAAATGAATTGACAGTCAAACTAAGTCCCAAAGGATGGGAATCAAGTGGTTGGAATAAAATCATTCCACCGCCAACTCATGAACGCACTAACTGGAGTATTGAAAATGATTAAGACATATCTTAAGAATGGTTTATGGCATGCTTTCTATTCCAACATAAACGAAGAGCGTATCGGCCCAGAGGTTATTAATCACGAACGCGATAAGGCAATCTTTCTATTAGGCAAGCGAATGGGGGAGAAACCCCAAGAGTTCTCCCGGCCAATGAGCGAATTGGTTTGACACTAGCCCCCCCTGCCTCACGGCTCGGGGGGTTTTTTTTCGCCTGTAGTTCTCTATCGTTTAAACGTGTTAAAAAACGGGGTGCGTTTTTAACGTTTCAGATGAAGTCATCATCAGCGGTTTCAAAGTAGGAACCCGTTGCCTTGTCATAGGCCAATGTTGTTTCGCCTTGCTGGCCTATCCACCGGTACCTGCACTTCCACACTGCAATCTCTACATTCGGTTTTGCCCTGTGGACAGTGATGCCGCAGTCGGCCTTCGCCCACCAAGCCATAGAACCACTGATTGCCATGCCGTCAGGACGCGGTAAATCCATCCCAGAGCGCGTTATTTTGCTCGGGTGAGCCACGAACCATACATGGACCCCAAAAGCCTTTGCAAAGGCTTGTACGCGGGTCAGCATGCCCGATATAAACTCAGTCTCTTGCTGGTTTCCTTTGTTGTCGATGTAGTTGTAGGGGTCAATTACCATCCCTCTAATGCCGATGCGTGCGACCGCTACCCTCGCTCTTTCCAGTATCGAGTCGATGGTCGATGGCTCTGCCCCTTCAGAATCTAGGAACAGAAAATGGTCCTTAACCCATTTAAACGCTTCGTCCTTTTCCTGCTGGCTCATGCGTTGAGCGCCTTCAAAGAACCGTTTCTGACTGTATAACTCCATGAGTCTTGAGATATGGATTTCGGGCGCGTTCTCGAAACTGCAAACGGCAAACTTCCAGTCATGCGCTCTCGCAAGGTTGACCATCAATTGGTCTACGAAGTTTGATTTGCCTGATGATGGGTACCCCGTGACCACCGTTAGCTGGCCCTGCGCCACGGTGTAAATCTGGTCCACGTTGGAGTAGCCCGTGCTCTCCCCCTTGCCGTTGCCCTTCTCCCATAAATCGTTTAAACGTTCTTCGTACTTGGTTGCCTCGCTTAGTCCCGCTACGGGGTAAGGGAGTGCAGATGCAATGACCTGTCTGACTGCGTCCGCGCCGTCCTTCAGCATCACCTCGTTCAGGTCCTTTGCCGGGATAGTGGTAAGGCGGCACTTGTCCTTTCCAATCCTTCGGGCTAGTTCTTCGGCGCATGCTTGCCCCGCCGCGTCATTGTCAGTGGCGATGGTCACATAGGGCGCTTTACTCAGAATGTCGAATGAATTCCAAACGAATTCAAATTTCTTGTCTTCTGATGCGTCAATCTTCCCGTTGCTGACCTTCATTGGTGCGCCAGATGGAACCGATAGGACGTTGTCGATGCCGCATTCTCTGAGTGTCAGTGCATCAATCTCGCCTTCGACAATGACGATTGGACCTTCTTTGATTGTGTCGATGCCGTAGAACTCGTTGTTGCCGCCAAGGTCCTGTGTGAAGTCCTTCGTTTCAAGGCACCGGTACTTCGTGCCTATGAGCTTGCCGTTTTTGTAGTAGGGAAAACCTATCGCCTTGGAAGATGCATTAAGTTTGCGAAAGAATTTATTAGCGGCAAAAAGCTGGGCAACATCTGCCGTCTCTTTGCTGATGCCGCGCGTCGATAGAAAGTCATAGTGTTCCTGTTGAAGGAAGTCGAAGGTGTTGGTGTTGATGGATTGAACTTGCATTGGCTTCTCGCGTTTAAACACCGGGACGATGCCCTTGATGTTGCAGTGGTGACAAAAAAAGACCCAGACATCCCCGCTACGGTTGATGACTAGGTCCTTATCGCGTTTCTTACGTTCGTCAGAGCAATTAGGGCAAACAACACGGGCGTGTTGATGCACATGCAGTGACGCAACAAGTGCATCGACTTGCATTATTTCTTCGGCTTGTTGTCGGCTTTGTTTGCGCTAGGTGAGCGCAGTCGTAGGTTACCGGGGACTGATTTGCCCCCTTTCGCTAACGGTTTGATGTGGTCGATGTTCTTTCCTGCGCGGTCGATGCCTTCCTTGTCGTACATCCTGCGCGCGCGTTGTCTCTCAAGTTGTCCTTCGGTATCCCCTCTCTTTTTTTGGAGTTCGTATTCATGCTTCCAGTTTCTATCTTCGAGCTTCTTTACCATGCTTCCTCCAATGGATTCTTATCGTACATGTCAGTTGGAGTCGAGACAAGAGAACAATTCTTACAACTATAATTCTTTGCTTTTTCAAGGACATAGCTCTACCAAGGTGGTCCGTAGACCACTCGCCCGGAGGGCCACTCATGGGGTTCCTCCCAGCGTTCGCTTGACGCCGCGATTCATCGAATACCTAGTGGTTTACCACCCTGTTCTAGGTATCTTCTGTAGTCCCTCGCGGACAGGCTACGCGGATATCAGGGGAGGTGTTGCCCCGTTCCGGTGTTCTCTTCCCAGCCACCCATGCAGGTGCATTGCTAACGCGAGGAGTGCGAAAGGGCAAAAAAAAACCGCTAAGAAAGACCCCGTTGATACACACCTTTTGGGTGCCCCCCTTTCGGGGCGGAGTCTTACTTAGCGATTCTCTTGAGGTATCAAGCCCAATGAAGATGACTCTAGCGTCAATGCTACCCAGTTGTCAAGCGAAAAAAAAGCCCCTCGGAGGGGGCTTTAAAGTGGGTCACACCACTGGAGGAGAACAACCTTCACTGTATCGGAGTTACCCGGATGTGGCAACGGGGATTCTCTTTGTCTAACCCCCACTGGATGACCTTACGTTTGACCTGCCTGTCGTTTAAATAGGTTACACCCTCAAGCAAATCAAGGATGAGCGACTCGTCAAGGTCGGGCCTACGGGATGCGTAGTAGATGGTCATCTCCACGCATACATCGCCTTCAAGCGGGTGATAGAAATCAGCGCATTGTTGTTTAAACGAATCAGCATAAGTCAACGCCTTTTCAGACTTGATGAACATGGGCTTTCCCCCGCGAGCCACAAGCCTACGGCTGTTTGCCTTTGATGCGGGCTCCCCAAAAATAGTGAGGCAGATTTCTGTAAGTGCTTGCATGTTCGTGCCGACTACCCTATCATTGGGAAACAAGAGAGGGGAATTCAATCGAAGTGGGAGCCATAGCCTAGTAGATGCGAGTTGGTCCTACTGAATCTCAGCCTTCCCCTCTCTTGGGAAAGGGGCTGGGGTTCACTCCTGACGCGAACGAGGGGGCGCGTAATCTACTTTCCCCCCTCACTAACACTGGAGAGAATGTGAAGATAACAAACAAACACGGGGTGCCGGAGCCTTTGATTGCGCTGGCGTCGAGAGACTACTATAGCAAAGGCGCGGCAACTTATAGCGTGACGGAAATTATTTCTCCGCCGCGCGTCCAACGGTTGCGTGAGATACACGACAGGGAAATACAACAGGACGTATCCGACATGTTGTGGTCGCTACTTGGGAGCGCCCTACATGTAGTGGCCGAACGCAGTCAGGTCGCAGACCACATCTCAGAAGAGAGATTGTTTCTGGATATCGACGGGGTCCGTCTATCGGGTGCCATTGACCTTCAGCGCGTCGATGGGGACATGGTTGATATCGTGGACTACAAGTTCACCTCCGCGTGGTCCCTACGGGCTGACAAGGAGGATTGGCACCAGCAACAGAACTGCTATGCCTACCTAGTTAACAAGGTCAAGGGCAAGACGGTGCGGTCGATTCGTATCTGCGCCCTGATTCGTGACTGGTCACGTAGGGAGGCGGCAATCAAACCCGACTACCCCAAAGCCCCGATTGCAATGGTCGATATCCCAATTTGGGAGATGGACGTTACCAAGAAATTTATCCGCGACCGCATCGACGCCCACAGGTTGGCTAAGGTTGCCGCCGACTGGGGTGACGAGCTTCCACTCTGCACCGACGCAGACCGTTGGGTACGCGGAGATAAATGGGCAGTTATGAAAGAAGGTCGTAAGACTGCTGTTCGTGTCTACGACAATAGTGAAGAGGCGGTCGCTTTAGCCTCAACGGATTCTAAGTTCAACGTTGTTGAACGTAAGGGTGAGCCGGTGCGTTGCACTGGTAATTTTTGCGGCGTTGCCGCTTGGTGTTCGCAGTTTAAACAGGAGAGTAGCAATGAAGACGAGAGATGAGATGGTTTATGACTTTATGTTGGCACTCGCCGGATGTCTAAACCCACAGGACTTAGACCTTGCGATAGGCGAGGAAGGCGATTTAGATGAAGTTGACGGCGTTGCTGTTTCTGTGTTGAGGATGGCTCAGGCTCTCACTCATCACTATTTGGAGTCGCTATGACTGTTTATTCAAAGCTTGCTGACGCTAGGGTTCAGCTTCTTTCCGTGGATATGAAGAAGAGCGGAAAGAATAAGTTTGCGGGGTATGAATACTTTGAGCTTGGGGACTTCCTTCCCCATACGCATCGCATATTTAAAGATGTTGGGTTGCTTGGGGTGTTTAGTTTCGAGGGCAGTAACGCAACGCTAACGATTCATGACACCGATGGCGTTGGTTCGATTGCCTTTGTCTCCCCGGTCGTCTCTGCCAGCAACGTCAAAGGGCAACCAATCCAAGATTTGGGGTCGACCCATACCTACTTGCGTAGGTACCTATGGTTGATGGCTCTTGAGCTTACCGAGCATGACGCGGTGGATGCTTCGCCTCAGTCAGAGAAACCCCCGGCGGAGCGCAAGGTAGAAAAGCCGGTGGAGAAACCCGAAGACCCTAACCTTGCCTTGTTTGTAGAGAAGTTAACCGAATGGGCAAACATCCTTACAACAAAGGCAGAACTTGCCGATATATGGAAGAAGAATCAGGAGGATATCAACAACCTAAAGAAGGAATCGCCAGAGCTTTATGAAAAGCTGAAGGCGCGTTTTGGAGAACTAAAATCTAATCTAAAGGATTGACATGGAAAAGTTTCAACCAAAGCCTAATACAGGTTCGTTATTTAAAATCAATGTCAAGAGCAATGAGAATAGCCCCGACATGAAAGGCGACATCTTCATTGATACAAAGACATTGGATATTGATTCAGACGGCATGGCCGTTGTAAAGCTTTCGGGCTGGAAATCAGTCTCGAAAACCTCTGGTAAATCTTATCTTTCATTGAAGGTCGACCAGTGGGTTCCACCAGCAGTACCAAGAGTTCAACCAAAACATGAGGAACAAGACGATGACATCCCCTTCTGAAACCAAACGCGGTCGCGGTCGCCCTATCGGAGTGAAGAACGGTCAGGGCGTTAAAAGGAAAAAAGTTGCAATCAACATGGATGCAATCCTTGCAAACAGCGAAGTTAAAAAGCTGACAGCGGAGGTTGCTCGTTTAAATGAAGAGCTTAGGATTGCAAAGTCAGCGTTTGAAGGTGCGAAGTTGCATATTGAAGCAACGGAGAAGAAATACAAAGCCGCGTTGATTGTGATTGGCTACCTTGAAGGGAAGATATTCCAATCATGAAAGCTCTCCAGTTTGAGTGTCAAAAGATTGCACTTAAACAGGACGTTTCGGGGTTCGTACTAACACTACGAATCCACCCCAACGACATCCCTGATGAGTTGTTCCGGGATGTTGTTGGGTCCAGATACGGATGCGCCTTGGTTAAGATTGGCGATGATGAAGAGCCTGTCATTTACTTAGACAGGGTACAGAAGGCCGGGATTTTATGCCGCGACCGCGACTTTCAGTTTTGGGTTTACAACGAATTCAATGCTGCCGGTGTAACAGAACAGGACGCTATCAACGCTATCTATATGTTCTGCGGAATCAAATCCCGAACAGAACTCAACAGCGATGTTGAGGCCCAGAAACTTTTTGACGAGTTGTTTAAACAATATGAGCACTTCAAAAACACGTTTTAAGACAGTCACCCCCGTGATGATTTACATCACCCCGGAAGACAAAGATGCTCTGTCCGAATACGCAAAAAAATCCAACATGACCGCGTCACAAGTTGTTAGGGAGGGTCTAAGGATGAGACTACAAAACAATGACTTCAACACCGGATTCAATGATGGTTTAAACGAAGCAATGAAGATTGCCAACAATACAGAAGGAGCAAAGATGATGTTCCCTTCCGGTAAATCGTTTGCCGATTTGGTGTGTGAAAATCTGAAAGCGGCAGTGCGGAATGGACAATGAAGTCCGTTTGTTTATAGCGGCATTGGCTATGAACGGATTGGTTCAGTCAAAACAAGAACTAAACCCTTCTGAAATTGTAGACCTTGCTTTTCAAATTGCTGATGAAATGATGGAGGAAAAAGATGAAGGAATCGTTGCAATCAAACGAAGGCGGAGATACAGAAAATGGTAACTCTATTTCCAACGATATACATTCTATTCATACTCTTCTTGATAATTTACCTTCTTCATCTCATGAAGAAATAAAAACCAAAGTATTTAACCTAACAACTGAAATACTAAAGTTGCAAGGTTTGATAATGAACAAAGTCAACGAGATAGAGTCAAAGAAAATATGATGCGAAATCAGTTTGCTCCGCATGTTGATTTTACTGAGTTCCAAGGTCTTATCAAATCTAATCCAAAGTTCTTGCCTTCTAATCTAGACATGATTATGGAAAGGAATGGGAGGTTCTTGGTGGCCGAATGGAAGCGAGAGCAAGAGTCAATGCCATTTGGTCAAGAGCTTTTGTTAAAGAGACTTGCGGCAACTGATTTTATTGTATTGGTTGTAGTTGGGGATAACGGAACAAACGTTTCTAGCTTTTCAAAAGTAAAGGAAAGCGGCGATTGGATTGTTCTTGGAAGGTCAATAGAAGAGTTAAAAGATTACATTAAAGGATGGTACGCATGGGCATCAGCATTCAAGAATTAAACAAACGTGAAACCGACTACCAGCTAGAACCTGTATTTAGAATTCCAAGTACAGAACAGTTATACGTTCCTCATTACATCAACCCGCATCAATGGGTGGGTCTAGGCGGTGATGTCTGGACTACCAAAGATTTACTGGAGTCTCGGGCTAGGCCAGAGTTTAAATGCATGTGGGCGCGGCCTTGGGTCGAGAAGGAACTGTTTAACGGCAAACCTCGTAGCTTAACAACATCTGAACTTGAAATCTTAATAAGGGCAAAAGCATGAAGGCTTGGCGAGATTGGTGGGAAAGCAACTACGGAAAAAACGCTACCGTTGGTGGTTACAACCCAATGGAAAGTTATATGCATGATGCTTGGATGGCTGGGTTTAATGAAGGGAAATCAAATGCCGATAAAGAGATTACTCATCTTAAAGAACAGTTACTACGAGTGGGCAATCAAGAGAAGGTTGTTAAAGAAGCGTTCCTTGCGGGGCAGATGGCAGTCAAAACTTTTTCCGGCAACAAGCCAAATTACGTTATCCCGCCGGAAACAACATGACTCACAACTGCCAATCATGCAAAGTAAACCCTGCCAAACATAAGGTGCCAACAGCAAAAGGTAATGGCTTTCGTTGGAAGTGTGAGGCTTGCTTTAAACGCTTAACCCCAAGTGGCTTCAAGGACAAAATCGCATGACAAGAGAAGACATCATCCGCATGGCGCAGGAGGCCGAACTAAACGCTCACGGCTTAGTGATTGACAGACTTGAACGGTTCGCCGCGCTTGTTGCCGCGCATGAGCGAGAGGAGTGCGCCAAGTTATGTGACTATCGCGTTGGGATTTGGATTATTCCGGCAGGCCCTGCTGAGTGCGCCGCCGCTATCCGTCGAAGGGGAGAGAAATGAAACACTGCTGGTCCAAGAAACTGTATTACGTCTGTTGTCGTTGGATTGATTACCCCAAAGGAGGCGGTAGGAACTTTATAGCAACTAAACATTTAGGCAGAGCACGGTATTACGCCAAGCGTTTAAAGCTTAAGGAACGGCAAATTGATGTATGGGAAAAGGGTAAGAAAAAATATGTTTTGCAAGGGAGTTGGCTATGACTGACCGCAAACAGGAGCCGGTGGCGTGGGAACTGCGTGCAGGGAACCGTGTTTTGATTGAAATCACCAATAACCCACAAAAAGCGCATGACTGGAAAGCAAGTCTCAATGAAGTTGTTCCTCTTTATGCCGCCCCGCGACAGTGGGTTGGGCTGACTAAAGAAGAGGCAAAAGAGATTTCGCTGGCGAATCGTCCGTATGTCATAGACATGATAGCTGCGCTTGAAGCAAGACTGAAGGAGAAGAACACATGAGCGGTGGAAGATTTGACTATAAACAATTTGAGTTGCAAAGGATTGCCGACGATATTGAACAGCTTATTGTTGACAGCGAAGAGACGGACGATTGGGATTACAAATACAAAGACGAAACTATTGCCGAGTTTAAGCGCGCAGTAGAGATGTTACGAAGGGCATACATCTATGTACAAAGGATTGACTGGTTGGTTTCTGCTGATGACAGCGAGTCAACATTCCACAAACGACTTAACCAACAACTGAAGGAATATGATGAGTCAACAAAAGGTTCTTGAGTATTTAAAAGAAAAGGGCGAGGTTATCTACAAAGAAATAGAAATAGAAGGAGTAAACAGGAAATCATTGTCTTGCATACTCAAACGATTGTATGACGCGGGGCTGATAGTAAAGAAAGAAATTAGAGAACAAAACAGAAAATATTTGATATATGGTGCAGGGCCAGAGTCGGCTGAACCTGACTACTCTTACATCCTTAGAAACCTACCGAGGCACGTTGACCATGGATATGGTGAATCATCCTGAGCACTACATGAAAGGTGGCATCGAAACAATTGACTACCTAGAAGCGAAGAGCACACCGGCAGAATTTGCCGGGTATCTGCGTTTAAACTGTTTGAAGTATCTGAGCCGCGCAGGTCATAAGGGCGAAGCGGTAGAGGATTACAAGAAAGCTGCTTGGTATTTAAACAAACTTATTGAGGTGAGCGATGGAGGATGAAAAGATTTTTATATCTGAGTCTGTGGTGCTTTTGAATCAACTGACAACCAAGCTTAGTGAACTAAACGCATCGGATGACACTAGCCCCGAAGACCTTATAGGTACCTTTGAGAAGATTTCAAAGCTTGCCAAGAACGGAGCCTATTGGAGCGCATATGTTAGTAAACGGTGAGTTTGTAAAGGATTGGGACAAGTCCCGAATTGGTATTGCTTACCATCCGGTTTGGTATAGGCATGCCGCAATGTGCTACGACATGCATAGGTTGCAGGACCACCTTATCTGTGGCGACCCTTTGCTACCGTCTGTGTTCGATAAACTTAAATCAATGATATTCCCTCATCATGGACAATAAATTGGAACAACTAGAAGGTTACACAAAAGCTTTAGAGGCGCTCCGTCACAAACAAGCTTTAGAGGCGCTTCGTTATAGGTGGTTGCGGCGCGAGTTGGTAGCGGGAAGGGAACGTGACATTTCAGAAGGTTTAAACACAGAACAAGAACTTGACGATTACATTTACAAGCGCATGTTCGATGACGACAAATGCTGAAAAGAAGTACATGAACTCCGTGGCGGAGCTTGGGTGCCTTGTCTGTAAAAGGATGGGGTACTCAGGAACCCCTGCGGAGCTTCATCATCCCAGAGCAGGGACCGGAGGTGGTCGCCGCGCAAGCAACTGGGACGTTATCCCCTTATGTCCTGAGCATCACCGTGGCAATACCGGTGTCCACGGACTAGGCACCAAAGGCTTCCCCAAGTATTGGGGTTTTGATGAACATGACCTTTTAAAGGATGTTCAACTTGCGCTCAATGGTACTCTTTTCTGATTGCCTTGATGTCAGAGGTTAAGAGTATTTCGTAATCATGCAGTTCATCTAGGATTGTTCGTTTCTCATCGCCGCTCATATCTTTATCGGCGTTGACCGCGTTGCGGTATTCCCTAATTTGCTTCATGTCTTTCTCAATAGAACTCACAAAGTCTTTGAGCATGTAAGTGTTCTCATTGTCTTTGAGATAGGCTTCAAGCTTGTCTGGGTCGTTTAAACTTAGGAAGTTCACGGTCCTGACAACCTCATCAACCTCGTCTTTCAAGTCGTAGTACTGAGCAACCGTACCGGAATCAGAGGCAAAGAACCTCTTAATCACAGGCAACTGCTCTGCCCTTGTAGTGGCCTTAACGGGGTCGTCCTGCGTTGAAAAGAACGAGTCCAACATGTTGACCGCATACATACCCATCGTGCCCGTGTAGCCCCGGATAACGTTCTCTATCTGTATAGGAGACTGTCCGGTTTGCTCACCAAGCCAACGCGCTCCCTTGGAGGTGGATGCGGTGTATTGAAGAGGTTTAGCTACATCCTCAAGCCCGCGACCAACAATCTTCTCTCCTGTAAAGAAGGAATGATTAGAGATGTTTTCATAGATGGGAATGAAAGCTTGCGGGATTGGGTTGAACTTGAGCGTATCAACAATGTTGCGGGTGATTGATTCTCTAAATTCTTTTGGTGTGTCCTGACCATACGTCAATTCAAGGATGCGTTCGGGGAACACTTTAAACACCACACCAATCTCAAACGGAATTGGGAACCGGAAAGGCTTTCCATTAAAGGTTAACCCCGGAACAATCCAATACCCATCACGTTCTTCTTTTGTAAGTTTCTTGTATTCATCATCGTCATGAACCATTGCCCAATACATTGCTGACACAGCAAGAATGGATAGCGAACGAACAATGAAAGCCTTCTGCATTCTTTCTTTGTTGGCGTTTGCAGCCTCACCAAATCCAGAACGATACAGAACGTCCATACCTTGAATACGGGCATTCATAAACGGCACAAGCGCGGTGAGAGCTTGCATGACCGCAAAGTTTCCCTTCCTTGAGAAGTTCATCACCTCTGATGCTTGGAAGAGTGCCTCTGCTTCGTTGCCGGTTTCTGCAAGTACTCGCTTGTAAATCTCTGCGCGGGTAGCCATGTCTGATGCGTTCGACCCTTGCTCAAGCATGTCCCATAACTTGGTGACAGGAAGCAAAGCTTTTTCAGTCTTGGTTCTGGTCCCGGTCTTAGCTCGCAATGCTTTCTCAAAGGAATCGGCGCTGTCTTTGAGTGAGCCTTTAAACTCATAGCCACCCAGTCCAGCTTTAGCCATTGCCACCGCTTCTGGGGATTGTCCTGCTAGGATTTTTCCAAACTGTTTAAACGAGTCAATGACAGGCTTCATGTCGGAGCCAGAGGTAACCCATGCTGAGACAGAGTCACGCATGATGTTAGCCAGAATGAAGCCGGGGTCCTTTGTGACAAAGTTCCGCAGAACATCCGCTGGCTTTGCAAGAATCTGCACCCAAGGCATCCGGGGAACGTTAAGACCTTTAAACGCTTCAAAGAGCAGCGGGTCGTCAAGTTCGTAGTGTTTGGTTACTCCGTTCTCTTTAACGCTGACAGAGTCTTGATTTGGAACAGGGACTTGATGCGCGGTCCCTAAGTCGAGCGCATCTCTAATCCCTCGATTTGCGGCAACGTTCTTCATGCCTGATTCCACTGCTGCAGAGGCATTGCGAATCACGTTTTCAAGGAAGTCACCAAGCTTTTCAGTGCCACCTTTCAATACTTTAGGTTTCTGAACACCGGCAATAGCAGAGAAGATTTTAGGACCAACGGTTGCTTCGCCGTCTACCTGTCGGTAGAAAGGAATGTAATCCCCAAACTTAGTGAAGTAGGCAGCATCTTTAGCAGACAGAACCCCCGTGTCTTTCATGTACTTGACTAGGGCTTCGTTCCATTTCTGGTATTCCTTATAGACCGCATCGAAGTCGATGCCGTCTCGTTTAAACTGTGCAGACATAGCATTTGCTGCCTGTACGTCCGCAGATGTAAACAGATGCTCGCGACCTTCAGCGTCTAGTCTGGCCCCCCGTTTAGAACCAGCGTAATACTGGAAACAACGCCAAACATCTGGGTCACCGGTTGCAGCTAAGGGAGAAAAGATATCCAGCAAACCTTTCTGTGTGCCGTTTAAATTGTCGGTAGTGGTGAACCCGTTACGGTAAACCGGAACTCCGTCACGCATTGCAGCAGCAACGATTTGTTTCGAGCGCATCGACTCCAGAGCCCCCGCAGTCGCAGATACATCAGCCATGTACTCACGGTTGCCATACTTAGCTGCGCGGGCCTTGGTGCCCCTCTCAAGGGCTTCAAACTGAAAGATAAAGCCAGCACGAAGCTTTGCGCGAGTCTCAGGATTAAGAATGCTAAGGATTCTATCCATGAACCCTTCTGTTTTTCTCTGCCCCGTAGTTGCATCTATGCGTGCGTTAGTGGCAGGTGGAAGGTTTGCCCGGACAGAGTAACGGATGTCTGGGTTGTTGATGTCGAACGTGCCAACGTTGCCGGTCGCAGATTTGATTTGCGACGGTTCGTAAACGGCAAGGTTCTTTTCTCCGCTTTCGATTACATAAAAACTATCGTGCCCATACTTTTTAATTAACTTCTGTACTTCTGTGTTTTCTATTGTAGACCAATCCCCGTTAGAAATTAAATCCACAAACTCATCAAAACCAAATTCCCCGGCAACGTCGTTTAATTTTTTTGGTGGTAATTTAAATACATCCCTTGCAAGTTTGTGTACTTGGTTGGAGTCTTCATAATCAAACGGATTTTCTGATTTTACATATACAGGCATTATGTTTGCGCGAGCTTCAAGACTATGTGCTATTTTGTCTATAACATCATCCGCAACAACACCTCCGGGTTTGCCAAAATGAGCAGCGGCACCACGAACGCTCATATCAGGCTTGTAAAAAGACTGAGAGTTTTTTAATACGTCAATTGAATTGTCATACCAATCTTTTCCAAATCTGCGTACATACTTGAGTCTGTGTTCTTCCATTACAGAACGAAACAACTTTTCTTTTTCTTTATTTGAAAGCTTATTAAAGTATTCTTTTTCCATATATCCTTGAGACATATTGGAAAAAACTTCTGCAAAATTTGGATTATCAGTGACAAAAATTGCACCCGCTTGTTTGGGGCGGAACGTAGTAATGTCACGGGAAGTGCCGTGATACATGACCTTTGGTTCGCCAGCAGGGGTAACTACCTTGCTCCTGCCAAACCACTGTTTAAACTCAGGCGTTTTGGTCTGGGCTGGGTTAGCGCGAAGGCTGTACTTAATCTTGTTGTTTACAAGCTTGCCTTCTGCACGAAGTTCATGGGCAAGACCTTCGTACTTAACTGGCACGTTATGGTTAAGGATGACCATCATCCCTTGGGAAGGGACTGCGTAGCCATCGTACCCCGCATCGACAACTGCGCTTTCAAAAGCGTTGAAGTCTTTATCTACGGAACGGTATAGACGAGTCATCTCATCCCCAGAGGGAAGGATGTTGTCAAAGGTCTGCGTGTAAACGTGCTGACCCAGACCTGCTTCTGGGCGCATTACAGACCCAGCGTCATTGGGAATGTAGAAGTAAACCCGCCGTTTTATGCGCGGGTCCCTGCTCTGAGCTAACCGTTTGGACTCTTC